GCTCGCACTCGACACAGAGCGGATGCTTGGCCAGGTACGCCTTGCGCGCTTTCTGCCACTTGTAGCTGTAGCCGCGCTGGGCGCTGGTGTCGCGTTGCCGCTCCTTCCGCTTGGCCTCGGCACTCTTGCCGATATCCGCATGATCATCACAGTAGCGAGGGTTGCGGGTAAGGACATTGCAGCCCTGGGCGTTGCATGGCTTCTTGGGCCTGAGCGGCATGTTCAGGGTGTCCTGGTTGGAAGCTTGAAGTCGGTCACGCGATCAGCTATCGACCGGATCTTCTCCACACCCAGGAAACCAACCCAGCCTCCCACGAAGGTAGCCATGCTCTGGGGCAAGCCGAAGAACTCCAGGCTGCTGATGATGGTCAGGGTCAGGCCACCGCACAGCACGCCCTCCACCAGCATTTGGCGGCGCGAACCACCACCGTAGGTGATGCGCAGCACGGCCATGGCGAAGGACAGCCCGGCCGGATAAAGGATCGGCGCATGCTGGCTCAGCCACGCAAGCATCAATGCCCAGGTGTCTGGCTTATCTGGCATGTTCGACATTCTCGATTCCTCCCTCTCGGGGAGCGCCCCAGCAAGTGCTGGGGCTTTACGAATTGAAAAACGTATTTTTAGATTGATCTGCGACAGAGCTTAGTGGCGCTCTACCTTAAACCGGTAAGCATCTTCATCGACCATGACGCTCACACTCATGGGATGTAGATCTTCACTAAGACCCAATCTGGCACCCTCCGCGACAAGACGGGAATGTTCAATCTCCTCGTCACCACGATCGAACTCCAGTTCAAACGGCTCAATCACTGAGGGATCACCGAAATGACGCGAAACTTGATCCATGATGTCGCTTATTAATTTCTGTATTTCATCTCGAGTACTTTGTTTAATCACAACTATTCCCTCAGTTAAAGAGAAATACTCTCACAATTGACAGATAGCGAAAAGCCCGATGCTAAGGATGGGCTTTGAGTGAGGCCCGCTCCGCCCAGCGCATCTAGCTGTGCCAAGTCTAGGCCATAAGGGCACATCGCAACGCGCCCAACAACTCACAAATGCTTTATTACAAAACAAATACGGTATATTAAAAATCTATCAAAGATCCACGAGAGTGCCCGATTAAATGTACGATTACGCAGTAAATGTTCAGCAAGAAGCAGGTTCCTACTGGTCGTCGTGCGACGACATCCCTGAAGCACATAGCGCAGGTGATACGCTCGAAGAGCTACTGACTAATGCCGCCGAAGGTCTTGAGCTCGCGCTCTCAATTTACGTCGATCAACTGCGCCACATTCCCAAGGCCTCACCAGCCAAAGAGGGACAGCATGTTATCCGGCTGTCCGCCCTGGTGGTGGCGAAGATCGAACTGTGGAACGCCATGCGCGACAAAGGCATGCGTAAAGCTGACTTGTGCAGGCTTCTCGGTGCAGCACAGACAAAAGTCGATCGCCTAGTCGACTTCGAACACGGCTCGAAAATCGAACAGGTTGAATCCGCCCTGGCAGCACTCGGCAAGCGCCTGGTGGTTTCCGCCGTTCCTGCCTGAAGCGCGAAGAGTCAGCCCCGGCGGCACTCCCAGCTCGGAGCAATGGGTGTGGTGGAGCCGAAAACGAAAAGGCCCCGATCAATGTCGAGGCCTGAATAGGGATTGGCTTTTAGGCCTGCTTTGGCGCCTGGGTGATCTTCACCAGGCCATCAGGCAGGATTTCCATGTGGGAAGCCTTCACGATGATGTCGGGCTTTAACTCGCCCGCCGTGCCAATGCCGATTCCAAACCCAGCAGCATACGGCTGGCCGTTCGCAGACAACTCAACCCGGACCGACCATTCATTCGTGACCTTGGCATTGGCTATCGACCCCTCCTTCACCCAGCCATCGCGCAAATACACTTTGCCGTCGGCGACAACGAAGGGGCTTGGCCCTTCAAGACTTCCAAGTCGAACGCGAATCTGGCCGTTATGGAAGATGCTGAAACCACCACCAACCAAGCCATTCATCTGAGCGGACACCGAAGCCTTTTCGATACGATCCGCGACCTCTTCGCAAGTCTCGAAGCGCTCATAGGTCAGCGTTGTACGAACATCCGAGCCGTCACGATCAAACGAGATATCCTCGGTTGTGATATCAGCACTAGCGCGGCACTCGGCCGGGATCTTATCCAGCTCCGCACCGATGAAGGTGTGGTACTCAACGGCATTGGACGGAAGGTCGTAATCCGACCAAGAGCCCGCAGTCACACTGATAAGCCGAGGCTCGGCGCTGGTAGATGCGTCAGAACTATGAATCTCGAACTCTCCGGTGACCTCGTTGAATTTCCAGCCGGAAACGCCCGGCACGTAGTCGCTGGATTGGATAGAGCCGGACATTTGCTGTGCCTCATAACGAGAAAAGGCTCGCCGATATGGCGAGCCTTGGAATAGGTTTGATGTCTTTCCATCAGTCCGTCAGCACCACCCCGGTAAGCACAACTGAGGTCTGGGGTTGCTGACTGCCGGTGTTCTACCGTAACGCGTGACTTCCGGCTATACCGCGTCCAGGCCCTACCCGAAGGCCACCCTGGCTATGGCTAACGCCCACATCAAAACGAAAAAGCCCAGCGGGTTAGGCTGGGCTTGGTTAATTTCGGTCATAAAAAAGCCCGACTCGATGGTCGGGCTTTCGTTGCTTGGTTGTCATCCTGTGATGCACCAAACCGCAGGTTCGAAATCTACGCGGTCACTTGGTCACTGTCAAGCCACCTCCTTAAACAACAGGCCGCGCTCTTCGAGCAGAGCCTCGACCGAGAAATGCGCCGCTGAAACCTGATCGTCAAGCCACCGCTTGGTGATCGACCGCCACCGTCTGAGCGTCCGCTCCGGCGTGCCGTCAGCATCCCAGCTGTGCAGCACGTAGAACGATGCAGGCAGTCCGTTCCGGCGCTCCGGAATCATCCAGGCCATGACGCATTTGGTCTTGAACAACTGGTGCGCTGGACTGACAACCCTTGGCGTGAGGTAGGCCGCGGCCGCTCGCACTTCATCCTGGTTGATCGAGTACTTGCCCGCCAGCGCCTGCCACTGAATTTCCGGCAAGGTTCGCTTGATGGTCGCTCGGGTCATTGAATCCTGAGTCAGTCGCTCCTCCGGCGAAAGCTCGTCGCTTACCGAGCCTCCCAGCAGTTCGTCGTCGAAGGTCGCCTTGTACTTGCGCTGCCATGAGGCCTTCTTGGTGCCGTCGTGGATCTCGATCGACATAACCCGGCTGATGCAATGCGCCGCATCTCGATACACGGTCATCAGGCAGCCCTCCGAATCCGGCGCGGCGGCGGGTTGTCATCCAGGCCCAGGATATTGCGCAGCAGCTTGTCGGCCGACTTGCTCTTGACGTTGCCCTCGGCAACCCAGCGCTTGCAGTAGTCGCCGAACTCGATGCTGATCCTGGTGGCGTGCCAACTGGCGACCATATCCAGAAGACAGGCCAATGCCGCGGCGCCGCCGACCTTCTCCTGAGCCAGGCCGTCCCCGGCGATTTTCAGGAACTTGCGTTCGTGCTCCAACAGGCTCTTACGCGGCAATGCCGCCGTTACGTTACTCATCTGCGGCACTCCCGAGGCTTTCATAAACCTCCATAATCACAATTTGTGGATGTGGGGTGCAGGCCCCGCAGTCCGTAGTCTGTAGAGGGAAGCGTGAGTATTGGAATCTAACGCCTGTCTGCTTGGCGCCAGCGGCCAGGACGATCCTGTCTAACAGATCAGAACTTCTCATTGTTTTTCCTCCCCTTGTACTTGCTGGCGAGCGGGCGCCCCGTCTCAACGTCATCATCTGATGGGTACGGGTTGCCAATAAGCTCGACAAATCGGTGATAGGCACCCTGGTGCTGAACACGACAGGATCCGGTAGGCCCGTGGCGGTTTTTGTCGACGATCAGCTCGGTGACGCCAGCCTTCCCGGCGTCCGATTCACCGTCGCGGTGCACCAGGATCACCACGTCTGCGTCGGCCTCGATCTGGCCGGAGTCGCGCAGGTCGCTCTTGGTGGGGCGCTTATTGGTCCTGTTGCTCGGGCCGCGGTTTAGCTGCGCAAGCACCACGATGGGCACCGCCAGCTCTTTGGCCAGACGCTTCAGGCCCTTGCTGATTTCGGTCACCACCTCGTACCGACTTGCCGACTTGTTTTCGCCGTTGACCAGGCCGATGTAATCCAGCGCAACGAATGCAAGTCCGTGCTCCCGCTTCACCGTCCGGCAGATCTGGCGAATGTCTCGCAGCGTCAGCGATGAGTCATCGCACAGGATCAGCGGAGCATCCATAAGCTTGTTCACCGCCGAGGTCAGCCCAGGCCAGTCAGCGTCATCCATCGAGTGACCTTCGCTGATGCGCTTGAGCTGGACGCTGCCGACCGAAGCCAGCGACCTATTCGTCAGCTCCACATCGGTCATTTCAAGTGAGAACACCAGCGCCGGCTCCTTCTGGACCAGGGCGACACGCTCTGCGATGCCCAGGCCAAGCGTCGTCTTGCCGCTACCGGGCGTCCCGGCCACCACAACCACATGGCCGGGGCAAATCCCGGGGATGAATTCGTCCAGAGACAACAGCCCCGTGTCGAACCCGAGGCTTTCCGTTCGGTTGAATCGACGATCTACGCCATCGATTGCCTCGGGAAGAACGTCCTTGATGAAGCGATACCGGCGGCGCGAATCAAGCCCTTCAGCCTCAAGCGACACCCAGGCCTGCTGACCCTGGCTGAGCACATCATCCAGCGGCTCACCATCAATTAACCGCTGACTCATGATTCTCGCGGCGGCGATAACCCGCCGGGCAACCGAGCGCTGCTTTACGATCCGGACGTATTCATCAAAGTTCGCCGCGCTTGGCGTGTTTTGTACAAGAAGCCCTGCAACGGCCAGCGAGCTCTGACCGTCAGCAAGGTGTGGACGCGCCTCGCAAATCGTCACAACGTCAACAGCGCGCCCCTTGGACCGAAGCGCCGAGACAACCTCAAACAACTCCGCGCAGGCAGGGTGGTGGAAATCCCCAACTGACAGCTTACCGCCAGCGTCGTCGATCAGATCGGGGTGCTGGATCATGCTGCCAATGAGCGCGTATTCCGCCTCATGGCTGTAGAGCGCCGAGTCGGGCACATCCTGATACGACGACTGGGAATCGGTGGTTTCCGGGTAATGCGTCATGCGGAGCCCTCCGAGCGTGCCGACTTCCAGGTGAACGGCGCCAACAGACCACCGTTCTCGCGCAGACGGTCAGCGGCGCGTGGTCCGATGAAGTTGTGCAGATCCTCCGGCTTCTGATTGCTCACCAGAATGGTCGGTTTTATCAGCTGGTAGCGGCGGTCGATGGCTTCGTGCAACAGGCTGGGCGTGAAGTCCTTGCCGGGGCGAACGCTGTGCACGCCCACCTCATCGATCACCAACAGATCGGCAGAGGCCAGTTCGTTGAGCAGATCGGTCTTGGACGGCCCCGAGTTACTCCGGAAGCTGTCGGTCACGGCCTGGGTGATCGATTCGGCGGTGACGATCAGGCCGGTGCATCCATGGATGCCGACGACGTGCTGCAGGATCGCGCAGGCCAGGTGCGTCTTGCCGGTACCAATCTCGCCCATCAGCATCAGGGCGCGGCCGGCGGTCAAGTGTTCCCCGAATCCCTCGGCGTATTTGCGGCAGACGCTCAGCGCACGCTGCTTGGCCTTGTCGTCGCCCGTTACGTAGCTATCCAGGTTGCACTTGCGAAAGCGCGGAGTGATGCCAGTGGCTATGAGGTCGCTATTGAGTCGCTCAGCTTCGACCTGAGCCAAGGCCTGCAAATGTTCCTCGCGATCCTTGGGCGTGTTGTACAGCGCTTGCCACCGGCAGGCCGGGCAGGTGTTGGGCTTCCAAGATCCGTCGAACTGCTCTACCAGCGACTGCTTGAAAGCGTTGTGCCCAGGGGTACCGCACGACCTTTCACGGGTATCAGCCAGTTCCGGCGCCAGGATGAATTTAGAAACGGTCATTGGGGTACATCTCCTGGGTGTGGGTTGGCACGCTGAGGACGGCGCTCTGTTGATTGCCGGCCTTAGCGCCAGCACCTGGCAGCACTGGCTCCGGGTAGATGTCCGACCAGCTGCTGGTGGTGGACTTGTCCAGGACGGCGTCCGGCTCCGGATGGTTGGCCAGCTTCTTGGCGATCAGTTCACAGGCACGCAGGGTCAGCGGTGCGCGCTTGGCTTTTCGCATTTCACAGAAGTCAGCCCAGGCTTGTTCGGATGCATTGGCAGGCTTGGCAGTCAGCGGATCAAACTTTTTACCCTTTCCCTTTCCAACCTTCTCAGGTGCCTTGGCGCCTTCTTTTTGGTTAAGGATGGTTAATGGGTGGTTAATGGGTGGATTGGGTGCACGCGGTGCACCCCGTTCGGTCGTGGCGTGCACCCCGTTCTGTTCTGGCGTGCACCCCGTTGCGTCTTCAGGTGCACCCCGTTCAGGGCGGGGTGCATCGTGTGCACCCCGTGAAAGGTCGATGTCGTAGCACACCGGCACGCGATCGCGCTGCGTGATGTAGGCAGCGGCGCCTGCCTGATTTCCGCGCTTGATCAGCCCAATCGACTCCAGTTCACGCAGACGATATTGAACGGTGCGGGGTGCCAGGCCGGTATCAAGCGCAAGGCTCGATACCGCAGGGAATGCTGCACGGCCGGACTGGTCTGCATAGTTGGCCAGGCACAGGAGGACGTGCCGGGTGTGTGAGTCCGTGACAATCTGCTGCGTCAGGGCCCAGGCCATGGCTTGAACGCTCATATATCCAGCTCCCGCGTTACCCGGACGATGAACGCGTCATAGCTCTCGGTCATGACCACGCCGCGATCCTCCAGCGCGCCGCGTGAGGCCTTGTCCATGGCGTAGACCTCCCAGCGGTCGCGATCAGGCAGGTGGCGGCAATTGGAATAGTTGGGCCATGGGCCGGCTACCACTTCGGCAGTGGCGGGCAAATCACCGGGATTTCGGGTATTTGATTCCAGGGGAGTAGTCATTGCAGTGTCTCCGAGCCGGTGCCGTTGATCCTGCTGACGATTTGAGCCATATCCGTCAGCGTGCCGCCGGAAAGACGGCGCACCAGGATGCCCAGCGCAGTAGTAACGTTGATCGCCTCCACGGCAACCGTGGCAGTGATCTGGGCGTTTAGTGCCGCCAACGTTCCATGTGACCCCATGCGGACCTTGTCCCCAGCATTGAAAGCTGCGCAAGCCAGCGCCAAGTTGCTGAGCTGGTTGTATTGCTCGGGCGGCGTGGGCCGGACGAATGCTTCGGCGATCGGGATATGCATGTCCGGCGGCTCCTGGCCGGCCAGCAAGCACTTCCTGGCGATATCCCAGTGCTCATCGGAGATTTTCTTGGCGTCGCCGCCAGTCTTGCGTTCAAAAAGGACCTTCAGCGCCCAGTACGCTTCGATCAGCCCGACGTACACGTCATCACGCACTTCGATAGCGCCGCCATCCTCAACGAACTCCGTCGCGTCCTTGACGCACTCGAAGCACTTCAGCAGGAGCGCGGCATCGGCGAATTTCTCGAAGAAGGCCTGGTCGATGGTTTCGGCGGCGGGAGTCTTTGGGAAATCGATTACTTTGCTCATGACTGGGCCTTCTGGACCAGACGAAACCGGCCCTCAAAATATGGGTGGGTCGCCTGGGTGGCGGTGACCATCGTGGATTCGGAAACAAACCGGTGGAAGGCAGCCGTGACGTGGCTCTTTGACCAGACCAGATACTGCGAGCCCAGCGCTTCCTCATGGCCGTTGCGGACCATGCCTGCGGGATTGGGTTGGTTTGGCCAGACCTTCAGCACGTAGTCGACGACTGCGCCGGAAAGGCCGTGGCGCGCCAGCATGGTTTCCTTGATGCGGGTAAGCGACTGGCAGTTCTGCGGGCAGTGATCCCAAACCGTCGTCTGGCTCAAGTCCTCGACGCGGCGTTCGATGCCAGCCACCACCTGCTCGGTCTGGGTCTGGCGCCGCTCCATGTCGACCATCAGGTTGGCGCTGGCGGCGATTAACTGGGCCTGGGTCATTGGCTTGGCCAGCTTCTGCTCCAGATCGGTCATGTAGTCGAACACCGCCGCCTGCAGGTCGTAGCTGTAGGACATAGCTATTAGGCAGGACTCGCGCTTGGGAAAGCGGTAGCAGGGGTAGGTCTGCCCATTTTGAGGATGGACGTAGGTGTCGGAAAAATTCCCGACACCCCCTCCAAGCACTTCAGGTACCTTTTTCAGGAGGTCGGCGTGCTCAAGCTTGGCGAATCCTTTCGACGGGAATGGTTCGCCAGCCTGCTCGGCCTGCTGCTCGCGATGGTTGTTGATGAAATCGACCAACTCAAGACTGGTCATAGTGACGGCATCGCCGCCTTGGAATTTGGCGATGGTCATTTGCAGCTCCTGACATGGATAGCGTCGTGCGCAGCACCAGCGTGCCGCCCCTTCCAGAAAAAGTTGTCAGTTGCAAAAGTGATCGACTCCAAACGGCTTTCGATCTCGGTGGCAATAGGATTGCTCCAGCCACCGTCGAGCGATGGGACGATCTGAGCTAAAAGGATGGTGCGCAATTCGTTGAAGGTGGCGCGGGCTTCATTCATCCGCGCCATCTGTTCGGCAGTGACGACGGCGTCATCCAGTAACTCGCCCTGAATTACCAATACGACAGGGAGCTTATTCATGGGCGCCCCTCGCTTTCCCGCGCCACGTTTTCGAACTGCGCAGCACGTGGCGCGGTAACAAGGGCTGCGATCTTCTTGAACTGCTCAAAAGCTGCCTCAATATTGGTCGCGCCAGAGTCGTCGAAGTACTTGGCCATGTCAGCCAGCACCGGAACATCAGTTCCGCTGCCAGTTTCAACGTCGCGAGCGATAGCGCGAGCGATAGCGGCAACCCAGTTGCAAATATCAATGGTTGCCAGCACCTGGAACTCCGCTTCGTCAGCCAGCTCCTTAATTTCATTCGCCTGGATATTCATGCTTGCTCCCTCGCTGCAATTTCCGAGGGAAGGCCTTTCTGCACGGACCAGAGAAGAGCGCTGATGCTGTCGGCGACAAACTCCAAGGTTTCCATGCCGTCGCAATAAACCATCTCGCCGTAGTTCAAGCCGTCGTGCATATGTCGGCAGATCTGACCGAGACCCGAAGCGAGGGTGCGTGCCTTTTGGATCGCATCGCGGGATTCGAGACCGGCAACGACTTGAAGCATTTGGATGCCTGTGTTACTGATCGGCGTATTGCAAAAATCAACCTCAGTTGTGAGGGTGTCTTGCGCTAAGGGTTGATTGTTGCTATTTTTTGGGTGCATGAACTCGTCCTCTAGACGAAGAAGTACCTAAGCGCTTGCTCTAACAAGTGCCGATTGAGAACCCGCTGCCAGGCGGGTTTTCTGTTTTTTGGGCTACGCCAAAAACAGAAGTTGAAGCAGGCGCACTATCAGGGGGGTCCTGTTGTTTGTTGCTCTGGTGCGTCTGCGTGCTTCATTCTTAAATCCTTGCACTGGGGTTACATCCAGTAGCCATAGAATACTTCAGGTATCTAACCAAAGTGCAGCCAACCCGGCGCATCCGAGGAACACAACTGGTTAGCGTCCAGGGAACTTGCTGATTTCTTTTGCTGATACCGATCCATCTGCCGCCCGCTCCACAAAAATGGTCCTGCCTGCTGCGATCGCTTTCGACAGCGCAGGTCCTGTGCAAGCCAGATCAATCGCCGCCTGCTTCCTACCCTTGCGCTCGACAAACTCTGTGAGCGGTATGCATATTGAAAACCCGATCATAGAAGTACCTGCTGAGCATTGGGTTCGTGGTGGCTCATGCCGGGTTCCTTTTCATTGGGCAGGCAAAAGCCAACCATTGGAAGTCGCTGACCAGGCCCTGCCGAGGGCCTTCCTTTTGAACTGCAAGTGTGCAGGTCCGGAAGATACCCATTAAGCGAGGGCCTCAGGAGGGGCGAGTTTGTTGGTGCATTGGATACTGGATGGATTAACAGCACCCACAGTGGACTGCTGTCCGGCCGGATTTGGGCGTAAATTTGCGTTGAAAGTCGGCGAGGGTTCTGGGCGGCCGACTGAGTCACTGCGAGATGGGAATGGACGAGTCTCTTCAGCGGAATAGGAACCATCCGGATTCGGGATAACTGCAATGTTGCGGCCGACGCGGATAGCCTTGCTCAGCGCACCTTGCGTTACCCCGAGAAGCATCGCCGCTTCCGGCTGCCCCCGTTCACGGGCGAAATCTTTCAATTGGATGCTGCTCACGGCGTCTCTCCGGTCGGTTTTCTACGGGGATAGTACCTATGGCATTTTTTAAAGTAAATACTTTTGGCATTTGTCAAGATAATACCAAAGGGAATAAATTAGGTCATGACCAAGAAGCCACTACCCGAAGACCGCAAAGAGGAATGCCAGAAGCTCAAGGCAATTTTCAATGCAAAGAAGCGTGAACTAGGCCTCACCCAGGAAAAGCTGGCGGATGCCCTGTGTATGAACCAAAGCTCTGTAAGCCATTACCTAAATGGCATAAACCCGCTTAACACAAGTGTAGCTGCCGCATTTGCGAAAATTTTGGGTGTCCCGGTTTCAGAATTCAGTACTCGACTGGCGCTCGAAATCGAGAAGATTTCCGAGGCGGGTCAAGCTCTGCACCGATCAATGCAGGTGAGTAATGCGATCGGCGAACGGTTGTTAGGGACGCCGCCAATTGAGCATTACGTGCTTATTCCTCAATTTGAGGCCAAGAAGCGCTACGTCAAAGGGTTAAATGACGACCATGTCGGCTTAACGGAAGGGCTTGTCTTCAGGCGTGGGTGGATTCGACAAATGAATATCGGCGTTTCCGGCCTATTCATAATCTATGCCGATGACGACGCTATGTCGCCTTACATATGCCCTCGAGACGTCGTCCTATTCGACTCAAATCAGAAGGAACCACGGGACAAGCAGGTTTACCTCTTTCGACGTCGTGATGGCGGGATAAGCATCAAGCGAATGATCCAGCAGTTGGCTGGATCTTGGGTAATTCGCAGCGATAACTCCGATAAAAGCCTTCATCCGGACGAGATTGTCTCAGACTCATCACTGGCGGATCTCCCGATAATTGGGAAAGTAATCTGGCGCGGTGGCGATGTAGGCTGAACCTTTCCAAACGAAGACCGCTTTAAAGCGGTCTTTTTTTCGCCAATATAAAATAATATTGCCAAAGGTATTTACATATAAAAATACCATTGGTAGTCTTTCTTCCATCGCAACCGCATGGAGTCACCAACATGAACGCATCAGCCAGCGTCACCCTCGGTAACTGGACCGGCCACCTTGGCATGGGCCTGGCCCTACGTGAGTTGCAGTGCGTTTTGGGGATTGCTATGGGTCAGACATCGAAACAGCTGGCGCGTGACCTGGGCGTTCAGCCGGAATCGATCAAGAAGCGTGTTCTTGCGGCATCGACAAAATTGGGCGTCACCCGTCGCGCTCAGTTGGTGGCTGAAGCAATGCGCATGGGTGTAATCAGCCCGATGATCATCATGTTGTGCATGATCCTGACAGCCCAACAAGCCAACACCGAACAGTTCGGCCGCATCCGCCGCCCAGGCGAGCGCCGCATTGAAACTCGTGTGGTCGTGCGCCGTATCGAGGCCGCTCAAACCGTTTAACCCAACCTGATTTTTTTGCGAAAGCCAACATCGCGGCCGGGATTCGCTCGGCCAGGAGAAAGCTACATGAGCGCCACAGATTACGATTCCCGCACTGCCGACAAGTTTGTGGTGCGCCTGCCAGACGGTTTGCGCGCCGATATCGAAGCCGCAGCGCACGCCAGCGACCGCAGCATGAACAGCGTGTTCGTCCAGGCCGTGCGCCAGTACCTGGACGGCCAGAACCGCCAGAAGATCCTGCTCGACGCATTGGCCAACACCGTCACTACCCCGATTCGAGGGATCGCAACTACCGAGAATTCCTCGGCAGTTGCCGAATCCCTGCACATCGACGAGCGAGTCAAGATGGCATCGAACGCCAGGCGCTATCAGTGGTTGCGTGACCGAGGCCGCGTCACCGACATCGATACCGATCTGTGCGTGGCCCGCGACGACACCGTTTATTTCGGACACGATCTGGACAAGAACGTCGACGACGCAATGCGCCTGGCCCAACTGGAGGAGTCGCACGCATGCGCGAGTTGATTGCGATCGCCCTGCTGCTGATCGTTGGCCGGGCCACCGCCGGCGAGCAAGTGATCGACGTCCAGCACGACAGCCTTCGCGGCGTCACCTGCTGGATTTTGAACAACACCGGGATCAGCTGCTTGCCCGACAGTTCGCTCCTACAGACACCCGCCAGCACCGCCACTGACGAAAGTCACGCGGCACGGGCCTCTCGGGCGAATACCGAGGGTGGAAAAGGGCAATTGACCGCCACCCCGCTCCCGCAGAAAAAGGGGGTCCAACTATGAGCCGCCGCAACGGAACGAAGGCCCATCGCTTGATCGAGCTGCTCAACGCCCTGCAGCGCCGGGAAACCACCTTCGGCCAGATCTATGCAATGTCGGCTTCGTGCGGTATCGACGCTCGCCGGGTGCTGGCTGATCACTTTCAGCGCAGTTCGAGCTCTGATTGAACCTAATGCCAAGGGACGAAGTGAGGTAGGTATGTTTCTGACAGCAGATGAAGTTGCCGACCTGACCGGCTATAAGAAGCCAGGGGCACAGATAAAGTGGCTGACCGCCGAACGTTACGGGTTCGCGGTAGGTGGTGATGGGCACCCGAAGGTGCTGCGCCAGGTTGTCATCGGGCGTTTGGGTGGTATTCAATCAAGGAAGGGGCCGGAGCTTCGGCTGGGTTGAGGTGAAGATCAATGCGTCCGCGCAAAAAGGACCGGCACCTGCCGGCGTGCATGTATCAGAAGCATGGCGCTTATTACCTGGTCCGCAAGGGTAAGTGGAAGCGCCTGGGTACCGACTTTCAGGCATCTCTGGCGGAATACGCCAAGCTGCTGGATAAAGGCAGCCAGGGCGGCATGCCCAAGCTGATCGACGATGCGCTCGAGCAGATGCGCACCAGGACAAAGCCGCCCCTAAAGCCGAACACCCTGAAGCAGTACGAAGCGGCATGTGAGCGCCTCAAGGAAAACTTTGCCGACTTCGAGCCCCGCGAGGTGCTACAACGGCACGTCGTCGCGCTGAAGCTGCACATGGCGGACACACCGAATATGTCGAACCGGGTGATCTCGGTGCTACGAGCGGTATTCTCCTACGCCCTAGAGCAGCAGATCGTCGATTCGAATCCGTGCATCGGCGTGCGGCGGCACCTGGAGCACAAGCGCGACAGGTACATCACCCACGGCGAGTTCCAGGCGATCTGCGCCAACTCAAGCGACAACATGCGCGTCATCTACGAGATGTGCTACCTGACCGGCCAACGCATCGGTGACGTCCTTGCTATTCGCCTTGCCGATATAAGCGCCGAGGGGATAGCCTTCAAACAGGAGAAGACGAATGCCAGGCTGCTGGTGCAGATGACTCCTGACCTGGAAGACCTGATCGCCAGGATCAAGGCGCTGCCGAGAAAAATCCGTGGGCTCACCCTATTCTGCTCACCGCGCGGCGGAAAGCCTGTGCACTACAGCTCGGTGAAAGATGCGTTTGCGATCAGTTGTAAAAAGGCTGGCGTGGAGGATGCCAGTCTCCACGACCTGCGCGCCAAGTCGTTATCGGATACCGATGACCAGGGTAATGACGCTCAAAAATTGGGCGGCCACACAGATGCCAAGATGACACAGCGGTATCTAAGACTAAGAAAAACCAATGTAGGGCTTCCTCCGAAGATGCCGAATCGTTAAGTTAGCCAAAAGGTGAACTTACTGTTGATTATATTCAAGCACTAGATTTTCACCCATAACCACGGCATCGTTGAAGTCCAATGGCTCCCCCTCGAAACCGCTGTAGCTACCTGTAACTTCTTCCGGTCTAAAACGGAATGCAACACCTATGCTGGACTCCATAGCCTTCGCTTTTTCCTCCCCTAGCGCGTCAGTTAGCTGAGAGTGTATATATGCCTGCCACTGAGTATCATCCTCACGAGACTTCCAGTCCTCGATATCAATCAAGTCGTACCCCAGCTCATTAAAAAAAGCCAGCAAGAATGTAGCACAAGTTAATCCGGCTCCGACTTGATCCTTAAAACTCAGATCACCGTTGAATACGCTTGCACCAGTGTAAACAAATCCGTAAGGAATCCCTTTCTCTTGATTCTTATCCCACATCCTAGAGGCAGTTTCAGCAAATATCTGCAAATCATCATCTTCAAAATACGCACTTGGTATGCACTTATATTTCTTTTTTATCGGCTCGCAGCGGAGATCATAATGAGAAGCCAAGTGAAGTATATTTAACTTCTCTTTATCTTTTTCTCTAAACACCAACGCCGCGTGCCTTTGAATCGGCATAGCTGGAACATTGGTATGGAACTGAGCAAGAGCAACGCCAAACATTTCGACACTGCCAATAATATTATTTTCCAAAACAAATCACACCCGAGAGCGAATCAGACCTTTGAGGGCGCGATGCGGATCTTGATGAGTTGCCTCTAAATGGGCAAACAGCTCCGTGTAAAAACGCATCCATTTACTTAACTTCCCTCTAACCCGGTAAGCTGTACGTAGCAAAGCCACTGCTGTTACTCTACGCAGCATTTCCGGCCTAGCCCTTTCCAGCAACTCATTGAGAGAATAAAGATCACCGGCATCAATATAATCCTCAACAACGTCAATGCTTTTACGCACAGCGTATCTGCTGATATCAGGATCAATAGACGCTGCAGCATCTATTGTATAAATATCATCCAAACTCTTATTAACCCCAGTACTAATCTCGACCGATGAGTGCAAGTCATATATCGAAACTATATACCTAAGTGAGCGCATGGATGCGAGAGCCGGTTCGTACTGTCGAGCTTTTACCTCATAACTAGAGACCTCAGAAAAAACTGATGCCCCAAGAGAATTCCACTTCTCAACAATCGAAGTTGTTGTCAAGCTACTCGCCGCCTGCCCTTTCTCCAAATAGGTTCGTCCTGACCCATTACCTGCACTAGCTAGGCAGGTAAGTGATGACATTGATGCAGTCGCTGGCATCATGGAGCCACCTCAACGACACCGCTAAGCCCATCAATCTCCGCAAATAGAGCTTTAACAACTGCCGCGTACTGATCCGTATGCGGAAGCTTGGACAAGGGACTGGTATTAATATCTAAATCAAGTTGCAAAATATGCTCTTGCGCATTAGCCAATTGCTGCCCATTCACAAACTGAAGTGTATGCGCAACTAATTGCGACCACTTAATAATCCGATTAACTACCAAACCTCCAATTTTCGGATACTTCTTCGGCGAGTTATATTGTACGACCACATCCGTTGACCCGGCAGGCAATCGAACCTCTGGAAGTGCCGCGCTTATCAAACGGTCGCTTTTTTCTTGGTCGCCAGGAAACGCGTTCAGCCTAACCCCAACCGCAATTCTTGCGGAGATAGGGAATTTGGCTTTTGTTGTCAAGGCCTCAAATTTAGGCAGAATGGTTCGTATATCGCCCAATGAAGGTATCGACATGGGATCTTTAGGGATCGCACTGAAAATAACTTCTATACGCCCAGGCTGACCGTTCACAGCGAGGTGACCATTTTCCCATGGTCCCTCCTCAACGTTGAGCTGCTGATTGGGGCGACTGGTCACCGACTCGGGTTGCAGCCCAGTGAGGGCAGCCCAAGAAAATGAAGGTGCCACATCGACACTACCAAGCAAGGTGAGCCTTACAACGTCTACCTGCCAAGAAATTTTATCAGTCATGTGTGCTCGCTGCGTTCCTTAAATTCCGATGGCGTCAAGACGTGAGTATCCATACACCCGTCGCGCCTCGCGAGTGTAGCCAGTCTGGCCAATAATTGCATAGCAATATGCCGCAATTTTCTCGCAGCGGACCGGAAGGGCGAGAGTCAAAATTTGTCTGTAGTATTAGACAGAATCAAATCGTCAAATAGACAGGAAGAGCTGAAACCTCCGTATGACCGACCTCTCAAGCCACACCCCGATGATGCAGCAGTACTGGCGCCTGAAAAACCAGCACCCTGATCAGTTGATGTTCTATCGCATGGGCGACTTCTACGAGATCTTCTACGAAGACGCCA